GGAATAAATTTGATATTGAGTTGTAGCATCGAATGCTACTCCATTGACGGGAACAGTTAGAACGGCATTAGCCCCCAAAGTATTGCTGGTAATGGTGCTGTCATAACCAATACCAGTTCCAGCCACAACACGAATGCGACATCCGGCCAAAGATTTGATAATTGTTTTGCTTGTTGTGATTGTGGTAGTTGTTCCAGCCGTCGCAGTTTGGGTGAATACTCCACCCATGGCCCCAAGCGCCCTAAGTGAGCCGCAAGCGCCAGCGGCAAATGTGCCCGCAATGCCTGAGTTCGGTAACTGAACCCATGCGTCCTCACTTGCAAGATACATATAAATAGAAGAAGCACCTGCCACAAATACGGCGCCAATTCGGTCGAGCATATTGTAATTATCATTAACGACAAAAGCACCTGCGTTAGTAACAACAGGCGCGCTTGTGCAGCTTTCCCATGCTTTGCGGTGCAGAATTTTACGAAGGTTTACAGCTGTTGTCATTTTAACTCACCACTATGTTAGAGTAAATATGTTGTGTTCCTGCCATTATTTGAGAGCGGGCAACAGTTACGGCTTCCTGTCCGCCAATTTGGGCCACGTTGTTAAGTGTGCTTACTGTTGCGAGCGTTTGAGACGCGGCAATATTTACTGTCGGCGTATTTTCAATGCTTGCCGCAACTTGATCTGTTGCAGTTACGCGAGGCATTTTCTCAAAAATAGCAGATAACAGAGTCAAAATAGTATCGGTCAAATCCCGAATATCTTGCGACAGATTTTGAATTGCTTCCATTGTCGCTTCGGTCGATGCCCCAGACGGGAGTGGAAGAGCTGCCGCGCTAACTGGAACCGCGCTGGCTCTCAACTGAGTGTCTGTTATGGGGCCGCTTACCGCTATAGTTCCGGCGAGTCTGGAATCAACAGAAGCAAGGGTTGTTTGAGTCGCTGCACCAGTCGGCAACGGAAGGCTCGCCGCTGAGACAGGGACAGCCGTAGCTCGGAGTTCTGTATTCGTGAGCGGTTGGGTAATCCCGGTGTTTACCGCAAGTGTGCCAGCCAACCGACTGTCAACCGAGGCCAGCGTGGTTTGCGTTGCAGCGCCCGCAGGAAGGGGAAGAGAGGAAGCCGATACAGGAACGGTCGCCGCAATGCTCACTGGTTGCGTGGCTGGATAGAAAGAGCCTGATACAGGAACGGCGCTCGCGCGTAGCTGCGCGTCTGTGACTGGCCCTGATACCGCCACGGTCGCTGCAATGCTTACGGGCTGAGTTGCTGGGTAAAAATCGCCTGTTACTGCTACGCCGTCATTAATCGTCGCGGTTACAGCATCAACAGCGGTTTTTACTTCCTGAACTGATGCATCAAGCGCAATATCGCCGAGAAGATTTTGAAGCGCCATTATAGACCATCCTCTACCCAGAGAGTTATGCCGCCACCCGGCAAACCAGTCTGTACCCACAGGTACGGGCTACTATAGACCGGGGCAGCGTTTTGCACAAACAGGTTTTGCGGGCCTGATGGGCCTTGAATGCCCTGCGGCCCCTGTAATCCGGTGGTGCCTTGCGGCCCTTGCTGTCCTTGCGCACCTTGAGGCCCAGCCGGGCCGGGCAGTCCAACGTCTGATATGGTTATTGTTTCGACAATCTCAACAATCTCGATATTGTTATCGGTCTTTGTTATTGTCAGGTTGCCGCAACATTCATTCATCGCGTAACCTCTGGATCAATTGTTATGGTGCCCTGCAATAGGCGCCAAACATTGTCGGTGGTGTAGACGATTTCGAGGTCATAAACATATTTGCCAGATAAAGCGGCTGTGTCTTCCGCGCTAATATACAGGTCAACCGTTCCAGCTACACCGCCCAAAACAATCCGACCGTTTTCTGTTGTCAAATCAAGAGCAATTTCTGAATCAGTGATCTTTCTGCGCAAGTGCATCCTTGCTGTTGCACCAGTCAAATCGGCAATGTTACCGCTCGAATTTTCCCAAGTGATGTGCTTGGTGAAAGTAGACCCCTGCTTTAAGACAAAATCATAGTTATTTTGCTGCATCATTTTCATCCTTCGGCTCGGATTCTGCATTATTTTAGAACGCATCATTTTTTGTTACTGCGTTATGATAATCTGAATCGATATAACTAGCCTCAAGAAATTGATCTACCTTACCATATCTTAGCAATCCAATTCTATCGTTTTCGGTTTCCGTTTGTTCTTCAACTTCAGGCGTGACTCCCTCCTTTAGCGCAGCTTCTAAGCTGTGATGACCATCTTGTAAAACCCTATACTTTTCTCCATTTACCTCAAATTCTGGCGATAATTGTATAGAAAAGTCTTTATTAGCGATTTTTTCTTCAACCGTGTCGTCATCAATATAAGACTGACTGGTAATGATCTTTGCTCCTCCAATTGTCCCTTTTTCAGAATCGAATTTACCTAAATGAGTTTCGCCCGACGAACCAGACTTATGCTCATCAGATTTTTCTTTGGTTAAATTCCCACCTGCTCCCGCTTTGACTTCCCCGCTTTGTTTGTCAATTAAAACAGCTGCACCATTTACGGTAATCCAACCTTCCTCATCTTGGGCGGCAGACTGTTCTTTTTGAACGTCAACAGGCTCTTCTTCCTCGGTGACGTCTTCCGGCGCGATCAGATTAATCCCGGTGTAAGGGCTTTCAGGATCCGCAGCTATGCGCGCGCGAATGTCCGTGCCGTCAATTGCGCCGGACTGGGCGCGCAGGGAATCGGCCTGTGCCTTGACCAGCTCTGTATCAGCGGCTTCCTTTGAGGTCGGCGTATCGAGCTTGTTCCACGTCGCCATGAGCTTTTTACCCTTTAGCTTTGGATTGCTAAGGGTCAACATAAGCAGATGACGGTCGAGGAACGGTTGCAGCTCGTGCGTCTGGATGCTTTCAAGCTCCTCATGGTAGCTCGATTCCTCGTATTCGCCCGTGGTGTTGAACCCCTTGGGCACGGTGCCGAGTAGCTTGGTGGCGGGCACGTTGGCGATTGCTGCCACAAGCTGGTATTGCGTCATGATGACATTATCCAGATCGGCAAGGCTTGTGTCGAGCTGCTCCACGCTTTCTTCCAGCCCGCAAACGCGGAATCCATAATTATCACGGATCGAATTCATCTGCTGGAGTCCGGCCACCAGCTCATCAATGTTCGCCAGCCCCTGCGTGGTGTCCATTTTCAGAACATTCAGGCGCTTGGTTTGGGCGAGCATTGGCGCTTCGTTTGCGGTACGCTCGGCGGCATAGACGCGCTCGTAAATCTTCTGTGGCAGGCTCATCCCGGCGTAAATGTAGGAAGGCTTGAGAATGTCGGCCACCTCATCGCCACGAATCACGCAAAGGTGGCTGCGGTGATATTTTACCCCGTTAATGACCCAATATGTCGGATCGTAAAAGTCTTTTGAGCTGGGGTCGGCGCCGTCTTTGAAGCTCAGCATAGGTGTGCACCAGTACGGGTCAACCTGCGAGATGCCTTCGTAATCGCCTTCCTTCACGCCGTCCGGGTTAAACGGGTTTAGGTAATACTCGGGCGATGCGTTTTTGACTTTGAAGATAGCGATGCGGATGCCAAAAATGCGATTGAATCGGGCGAATTGCTCCATATTCCAATCGAGCTTGTATTCGATGTTGATCGCCTTGATTTCGTCCAGTTCTTCCGGCGTTAATTCAGGGCCAACTGCCTGTTTGATCTGGTAGCCTGTTCGCACAGCATCGCGCGCGGGCAGGGTGCAGGCTTTGTTTACCAGCCATTGCTGGGCAATAATTCCGCAAAACTGAAAGCCGATAAAGCCCTGCAACCCGTACCATTGCACCAGCATCTCAGGAATATTTGGCTGCATCATCTGGGCTTTTTGAAAAGAGCCATAGTCGGAGTCCATCGCCATGATTGCGGTGGGCATGTTGTTCTCTTTGAGGATGTTTTCAAACGGCTGCGGCGCTGTGAACGTCCTGTCCATGGCCTGCTGAATAATGTTGTTCCGGGTTAAGCCCGGCACGGCGGAATCGCGAAACAGGCTTAGAAAGCCGCGCGGTTTTTCCTCGGTGTTGTCTTTGGCCTCAGTTTCAGCGGCGGCTTTAGGATTTTTGCGAAAGAACATTTATGATACCTCGTGGTTTCGCGGCGAGCATGTCTTTGATTGCGTCGCACATTGGGTCAATTTGGTCATCGTGCGCATGTGTGTCATCTGCTGTAAATGCCTCGCACTCATCAATAAAATCAGAAACAAAAGCCGCTTCCTCCGGCACGCAAACGTAACCGGATTCGATATAGCTTACCACATCCATGACGCGGGTCAATTTGTCGGTTGAGCGTGGAATCGGAATGACGGGGATCTTGTCGGCAGCTTTTAGGTCTTGGATCAACCCGGTGCCGCTGGCCTTGTCTTCAATCTTCATGGCCCGGAGCGCGCCCTTGGCAACGTCTGCCTTGTGCTTATTCCAAAACTCGACGGCGCGGCGGCGCAGCTCGGGCGCTTCCCATTTTCCGCGAATCTGGTCGAGGAGATAGGCTTTTCCATCCTCGCCCTTGCCCCAGCACTGAAAAACGGTGTAGTCGTTGGCCTCTTTGGTCTTCTGCGCCGTGTCGGCGTAGATGCAGCGGTGGAGAATTTTAGGTGCAATCCCATAGCGCGGGAACCATGCGCCTTTGATTAAACCACCGCCAAGAGGAGAAGGCTTTTGCTGATATTGCCCAGAAAATACGAATTTCTGTTTTTGCTCCATGGCAAGAAGGTCGGCCAGCGGCTCCTTGTAGGGCCAATAACTAAACCGCCCGTGTGCATCGCGTTCTTCTGGCTTAATCAGTTCTCGGTATTTCTCGGGCAGAGTTTGCACATAGGCGTCATCAATCAGGGCGGGGATTTTGATAACCTCCCACTCGCCGGGCAGGTTGCCTTGCTCGATAAAACCAGTCGGGTCTTCCTCCGCAAGGCGCTGCATGATAATTATAATCGGCGTGTCAGGGTTTGCCTTTCGGCTTTTTACGGTTGATACAAGGCGGCGATTTGCTGCGTCGCGCTTGGTTTTGCTGTAGGCGTCTTCAACTTTTAGCGGGTCATCAATCAGGATAGCACCCTGCCACCCCTCCATCATGTGCCCGGCTCGAAAGCCTGTGATCTGACCGCCAAGAGAAACGGCATAAACACCACCGCGCTTTTTGCCGTCTATCTCAATGTTCCAACGCTTTTTTGCCTTTGCGTCATCGGCGACTTTAAGCGGCCATTTTTTTTGGAATTCATCGGATAGAATTAAATCCTTTGCCGCGCTGCTGTTTAGCAAGGCCAAATCATCGGAGTAGCTGATATGCAGGAATCGGGCGTTAGGGTTTTTCGCTATCCCGCGCGCCATGAGATTAATCACAACTTCCTCAGTTTTTGAGGAGCCGGGGCTAACGTTGATGATAACGTTTTTTCGCTTACCCTGAATCACATCCTCAACAATATCGGCGATGTAGACGTGATGCCAGTTAACGCGGAAATCTATCCCGTGCCGCGTCTTGAAAAAGTGAGTTGTGAAGTAGAGATGATCGGCCTCGCACTTTTCCTTTTCGCGCCTGTTTATCTCACTGGCTATCGCCTCTAAGCTTGGCAGCGATTCCGTGAAGCTGTGCGAGTTCATCGTCTGTCAGTCCTGTCAGGTCTACTTTCTGCGTTCCTATCGGCGTCCGGCCATCCGGGTTTGCGTGTTTTATCATATCACCATATTTTTCTGGCGACCACTTGGCTAAAAGCTGGAGCCTTGCCCACACGCGAAGCTTTGACCTCTGGACGTTTTCTTTGTCAAAAGCGATCTCTTCTTTTCCCCTTTTGACCACCGTAACAAAATCCTGTTTCCCGTCATCGGCAATTCCAAGGCTGTCTTCCGCAATCGCGTCAAATCCCAAAACGCGGGCACGCGCAATGCGTAAGGCGAATTCGGAGTCGGCGTCCATCCAATCGTAAACCGTTACCCATGACGGTGCGTTATTCATGCGGCAGATTGCCCTAAGGGTAATCCCGTCAGATAGTAGGCTAACAATAATATCTTTGGCCGCTTCCTTGTAGGCATCGCTATATGGCTGATTGTAAGCCCGGTGGGTGTCATCTAGCGGGAATTCGCCTAAACCCTCTCCTTGGTCATTTTTTCCCGAGTCCTGAGCCATTTTAATTCTGATCTCCGATCCGTTTTTGTTTTGCTGGGTTAAGGGTTAGCATTTTTTGGCATTTTTTGCAACGTTACTAGGTTTCCTCATAGTAAGGCCCGACGTCTTTGCGCAAACGGTAAGCTGGCTGCTGTTCGCTGCCAATGTCCCGGTATGGGGTATAGCGGCTAGCCGTCATGGTCAACCAGGCTTCAATTTGGACTCCGCCGTTTGGATCTCCAATTTCTGTTGTTTCGAGCATAAAAAGAACGTCGCAAGCCATTCGCAGCCCGTCAGATCCTCTTACTTCGCCGTCACGGTTGAGCTGTGCGGCAGTTAAAACCCAGATATTAGGGAATTTTTTTACCATCTGGGCAATTCTTTGGGCGCAGCGGGCCTCAAATGCGGCGTCACTTTCTCGTGTGTCTTCTTTCCTAACTAGCTGAAAATAGTCGATGATTATCCCATCAAAAGTTCCACTCATGCCAATGTCGGCAATCATTACCAGCAATTCGTCGAGAGTTATCCCGGCGCAGTCGTCGTAAACAATGTTGCAGTTCTGAAAATCGACTTCGGCCTGTTGCAATTTCTGCTGGATATACGGGGTTTGTCTCTTCTTGGAATCTAGATAATCCAAAGCGTTAAGCCCACTGTGCCGAGCTATTAGACGGTCGTTAATTTGCTTACCGCCCATTTCAAGGCATAGGTACCTAACGCGCTTCCCTGTAAGGGCGATGTTATAGGCTATGCTGGCCATCATTGCTGTTTTTCCGGCCTTCATGCGGGCTGCAAATGCGTATAGATTTCCCGCATACATTCCCCCCGCAAGAGCTGTATCCATCCGCTCAAAGCCTGTAGATGTGCATTGAGAAACGTTGTTAGTTTGCTCAATCGTTTGTCTAACAAGCTGCTGAGCTGTGGCCCCAGTCCTTGTTGCGTCGCTTATGCTGGATATTTTACC